TGAAAGGCCCGCTCTAGTTTCGTGGCCCCGGCGTTACCGGAGCAATTTCTTTGTCGTCCTTTGTGTTGATGGGAACGAACACGCTGTCCCGCGCCGCCATAGCATCACGATGAATCTCCAGATCAATCTCTGCCCTAAGAATGCGGTGGCGGATGTGGAGCGAAGGGACGTTAATACCGACTAGATAATCTCCATTATCACGGCACTCCTGGGCGACCAACTGAGATGCCCGCGTGCCATGCTTAAGGATTTCCTTGATGATGTGGTCAGCACAGTCGTCAAGCGCCACGCCAGTCATTCGGTTCTGCACGATCCTGTTAATTTCGCTCAACTCGCCTTCAGCGTGGCTTACCCGACGGGCCAGGGCCATGTTATCCTTGATAAGGTCGTGCCGATGATTGAGCTTATTCTCAAGCGCCAGCCTCAGTGATCTGATGTCAGTCATCCGCCGTCTCCCCGTCATAGATCAGCCTCTCGGCCTCGGCATCGGCCCAGGTCGCTAGGTCATACTCGCGCAGCATCTGTTTCTTAATTTCGGACAGACGTCGCGTCCTGCTTGCCGGGATATCAGGGTCGAAACTCCGCACCGCGCGATGGTCAAAGTCGATTTCCGTGACCTTCCCCATGCCGCTGTTATATGCATGAGCGACCAGTATGAATTTCCCGTGATGCATCGCCTTGATATAGGCCTGATAGCAGAGCGACTGTTCGCTCAGGACTGCCGAGAATGAAAGCAGGGTCATCTCTAGCGGGATGGCCTCGTCGGCTGTGTCTGCCGGAACGTCCTGGGCGTCAAACACTGGACACTCCCGTTCCGTCGCAGGCCTCGCAGGTGCGATAGCCGGTTATTCCGAGGATCTCCTTCTTACCGTTGCATGCGGGACAGAGCGCTGGCTTTACAGCTGGCGCGGGACGCGACCCTGCTTCCATGAAGGGGTTGTTGGCGCTTGGCCGGGATGCCCACCCCATGACGTGCCTCTGCCGCTCCTCAAGCGCTGCATTGGCGGCCACGGCGGCTTGTTCTGCGGCGTAACCATAGGCCTTCCCATATTCGGGCTGGCCTAGTTTCGCCCCATAAGCGGCAATGAACAGCTGGTCCCAGATCCGGGATTCATAGTCTGGTTTAGGCATTTGAGTTCTCCGTTTTTCGTCGGCTGGTCAGGCCGGTGGTTTAGTCTACTCGTCTATGCGGGGACGGCATCAGTGCAGGCTCTTTTGCTGGACGTGGTCAACGATCTGTCGGTGGACCTCCCCGATTGTCCGCGTCGTGATTGGAGCCTTGGCAAAATGCTGCAGGATTTCGTGAGGGCATTCGGTTGCCGGGTCGAGAGGCGGTGGTCCCCATTCCGATTTCCACCGGTTGCCCATGCGCCACGAACCGACGCGGGATTTCCATTCCCTGGCTTCGGCATCAGCAGATTGCTCGGCAGTTGGCGGAGCTGGCTTTGGTGCAGATTGTTCAAGCACGAAATTCTCCCTCAACGAGTTCAGCAGGGTTGTCGCCATCTTCACGCCCCGTCGTTCGTTGCCGGAAATATGGCTGACCGAGGATTTGTAGTCAAGCATCGCTTTCATCAGGTCATCGTGGGTCATGCCTGCCTTGATGGCGAGCTGATATCGCTTGAATGCCCCGGCCTTGTCAGTGTCCTTTGGGTAGCGTTCGGGTTTAGCGAGCCACCACTTTTCAAAACCTTCCCACACACCTTCATCGATCTCAGATGAAGCCTTTTGTTTGTTTTATCTTTATCTCTATCTCTATGTCGGGAATGATTATCGAATGATTCGGGGGGTGGGTCATGATTTATAAGGGTTTTTTCGGCACCTAGTTCGCGGCTGGTTTGCAGCTTGTTCGCGGCTAGTTCGCGGCTAGTTCGCGGCTTGTTAGCGGTAGCGCTTAAATAGGCGTCGATGACGGTCTCGTCTTTGCCGTCCCATCCAGCAACCAGGAATTGAGTGGCGAGTGCTTTGCAGCGCTCAATCAGCACATCTTCAGTGCGTTTTGGCTCCCTCGGAATGAGTGGTTTTGCCCCCCTTCCAGCGGCCTGAATAATCATTGCGAAGCGTGTCGCCAGGAGACGTTTATTCCGCCAATGGTCATCAGCACCGAGTACCCAGAACTGATCCAGCATCGGCAAGACGTGCGTCGTCCACTGGTGTCGATTCGGTCCTGTTGTCCCCAGTTCGGCGCGCATGGCCTTTTCATTGTTCAGGACGCCACACGTTCGATCCATCGCGGCGATGTCTATCAGGCAGCGATAGAAGTGCCGTGACAGGGGCTCGATGGAGCGCGTGGCGTCTCTGAACTCGGCGGGGAACCACTTGAACCAGAGAGGAGCGGATCTCATTGAACGTCCTCCACTTGCTCAGGCTTCCATCCGCGCTTTATGTCCCGCGTGTGGCGGCGAACGGTATTTGCATGCAGTCCCAGATCCCCCGCGCATTCCGCAATCGTTCTGAAAGGGTCCGTGTGAAAATAGTTCCAGATGCGGCGCCGGTTAATCTCCCCCATCTCGCGGGGATTCGGATATGAATCATGCATAGGTCGGTCTCCGTTGTTGATTATGGACCATGTTGTAACACGGGCCTGTGCTAAATAACAGGACACCCTGTCCTAAATTTTAGGACGCGGCATAGCCCCAGCATTGATAAGTAAATGTCGTTCGTGTATTTATATTGTCAGGCATACCGTGATCCTCCGTCGCGTTGTGTCTCAGGCGGGTCGAGCGAGCCACGCTCCCCGCCATTCTTTACCTCTCGGGCTAGATCCGCCCCGACCTCCGCATGAAGGCCGAGGCGGTCAACGCTATGAGGCAGGGGCCATGCCGACAGCGCTCATATACAGGTCGAGGATAGCCGCATGCTCTGCGCGGTCATCAGAGTCCATCTTACGCAGCCGAAGCACGTCGCGCATGACCTTGACGTCGAAGCCATTGGCTTTGGCTTCCGCGAACACATTTTTGATATTGGCAGCGATGACGCCTTTTTCATCCTCCAGCCACTCGATGCGCTCGAAGTAGGCCTTTAGCTGCTCTGCTGTAATTCCACCGGCGTCACTCATTGCATCGTCTCCGTGTATGAGGGTAAGGGGATGTCATTGATGAAAAACTCTATGCCATCCTTGATCTGGCTAGCCAAAAGAGACGCCCGCTCCCCTCTGGGTAGCCCATCGCCGCCCTCCGCTGCCAGACAGGCGTCTGCGTGTATCCGAACCATCTCAATAATGCTCATGACCAGCACCGATGTTATTACCGCATTGTCATGCACATCAGGATCTTCGGTGTGCGGGACAAGCGCATGGAGCATATCCGCCGCCGCCCTCTCACTTATCGAGAAAAGCCTTTCCGCCCATAGTAACTGTTCTTCGTTAGTCATTGTTTATGTCCCTCAGTTTTTCGAGATCGGCGGGCCGCACCGAAACGGTCGTCATTGCCTCGACGCCATAGCGCTTGATGCATCGGATATCGACGATCTGGCTATCATCAGCGTAGAGGATTCCATTGCAGGCGTCAGTGACCGCCTTTGCGATATTGTCCGCGTCGGGCTTCATGCAGTGACCGATTGTGCCGTCCAGCGCCGCCGCCTTGCGTTTCTTTGGCCAGCTGGGCGTTGGTTCAAACGTCGCCACGACCAGCACCTCGACCGGCCCCTCGATCATTGGCCGTCGCTGCCTGACGCCACGGGCGACCATCGCGATCACGGCTTCCAGCGTCACTGTTTTCTTAGGCGTCCGGGCCGTTCGCGTGAGCGAGCTAAATATCGGGCGCTGCTTTGCCCCAGGCTTGCCGACAATGGTGAAGTTAAACATCGTCACTCCTAAATTTGCATGCGGCCTCGCCGTCCCTGGGCTGCCTTTGGCCTGGGGGCCAGTTCGCATAGCAGCAGTAGGGCAGGCCGTTGTTTGGCCGGTCATCACCGAGCGCGAAGGGGAATCTGCCGAGGTGCGGACACCCCCGGCATATCTCGGCGGGGGCTTTATCCTTCACCGGCCCCACCGCGCGAACATGATCGCCCACCCGCACCAAACATCCGAGGCCGCGTAGCAGAGATTTGAACAGATGCGGGATAGGCTTTTCATTATACGCCCCCCTCAAACATTCGGGTTTCTAGCCTCTCTAGCGCCAGCCGGATTATCCCGGCATATCGCTTCGGGGTGCCGCTCACCATCCAGCGCTTGAGCGTGTTCACAGGAACGCCGAGCGCATCGGCCATCCCCAGGTTCGTCATGCCTAACGTGCGCCGCCAGGAGCGAAATTCGTCTGCAGTCATTGGACTTCCTCCAATTCTGGGATCAGGCCATCAGGCGTGACCGTCACCGTCTGGACATCCGCAATAGCCGACAGGCGGACGATCTGCGTGAGGCCGGACCAGTCGCCGTTGCGGCGGACACGGTGGACAATCGCGCTGTCCTCCTCGTCGTCCTGGCGCAAGATGATAACGCGGCTGACCTGGGTGCCGAACGCGCCGACGTGGAAGGCCTTCCGGCCCACGCGGACTGTGCTGCCCGGTTCGATGGCGGTTGATGTCATGTTCATTGTCAGTCTCCCTGTGTGTGGTAGGTGCCGGGGCCGAAGCCCCGGCTGTTGGTGTGTGTCGCCGGTTAGCGTCAGGGCGTCCAACCATTTTCGTTGGCTATCTGACCGATATAGTGGCCGTCTTCGTCGTAGTCGGAGACGGGCGTGAAGGTCAGGGAATCGAGGCCAGCGAGGTCGGCCTCATCCTGGCGGGCGTAGTGAGCGTCTTCGGCTTCCCGCTCTGCGAGGCGCGTGGCGTCCTGATAGCTGTAGCCGATCCGCATTAGGTCGTCGCGGATTTCGCGGGCATCTGCGATCATGCGGTCGGTTAGCTTCATGGTCTTCGTCATCTGTCGTCTCCCTGTGTGGCGATCATCGCCGTTTCGATACCCTAGATATAATCATTACTGAGCATAGCACAAGGGGGTCCATGAAATTATTTTCACCTATCTCGAAATTCTGAGCCAGCGCCATCGAACACGACCTTGACTGACTGGCCGACGCCGAACCGATGCTTGGCGACGATGATATCCGCGACGTTCCTGCATTCATCCATCTCGGCCTGCCATGCCTCATGCGCGTCTCCGCCCGTCCCCGCAGGTTCAGCCCGCTCCAAATAATATTCGTGACGATAGAGGAACACGATGCCGTCCGCGTCCTGCTCGATGCTGCCCGAGCCCCGCAGATCCGAAAGCTGGGGCCGCTTGTCATCGCGGCTTTCAACGCCCCGGTTCAGCTGGCTCAACAGGAGGATAGGCACCTCGCAGGCTCGCGCCAGCGCTTTGAGCCCCCGCGTGATCTCCGTCAATTCGGCCACGCTGTTCCCGCCAGACCGGCGCGCATACTCGCTGTCGATCAGCTGCAGATAGTCGATGATGATCAGATCAACAGGGCGGCGGCGCATGCGAGACCGCACCTTTGACACCAGCGTCTCCAAGACCCGGCAATCGTCGCCATCGTCAATCTCGAACGGCATGCCCCCCCAGCCCTCGACTATCCCTGCAATGCGGACCTTCTCATCCAGGCTGACCGCACCGTCCTGGATACGGGCAGCGGAGACGCCAGCAGCGCCCGCGATCAGCCGCGTAGCGATGTCATCCGCCGACATCTCCCGTGAGATAAACAGCACCCGCTTGCCCTGCCGAGCCGCGTTCATGGCGACGGTCGTCGCGAACACCGTTTTACCCATGCCTGGACGGCCTGCCGCCACCCAAAGACGGCCTGATATCAGTCGCCCCGTCACTGCATCCAGCGTCTCTATGCCCGTGGCGATGCCGGGAAGCTGCTCGTCCCGTTCGAGCCTGTCTAAAATGCCCGATGCCGCCCCGGCCAGATCGTCGCCAGACTGCCCCGGCCTCCCGGTTTCCAGCGCGTGATCCACCTCTGACGTCGTGACGGCCATGATCTCGTCAGCGTCACGCTCGACATCGGACAAAACGCTCTGCTGCGTTGATGAGAGGACATCCCGCAGCCGCCGCCGCTTCAGAAGGTCATCCAGCAGGTTCGCGTAGTCCCGAGCGTCGATGTCGCTTAGATGGCCTGCCTTGGCCTCCAGCACCCAATTCTGCGGATTCTGGGGGCGGGTCTCCTCCGGCATGTTGTCAATGTGCCGAGCGATCAGCGCCGTCGTTACGGACTTGCCGCCCGCGCGCATTCTAATCGCCGCCGCCGCCGCCGTGGCGCAGATCGGATCTGTCCAGGCTTCGTCTGGCAGCCACGACACCGCGTCAATATTTGCCGCCGAATGCATCATGCCCGCCACCAGCGCTATCTCGACATTCAGGTCAGAGAGAGTGTCCGGCGCGATGACCCCAGGGCCAGGATCTCCGTCCAGCCCGTTCATGTGGTCATCCATCCGCCGCATCCTGACCTCGGAGCGGCCTGCACCGGTATGCCGCGCGGGAGCGATGCACCAAGCATTCCGCCGCCAGAGCGAGCACCTTCCGCCCGCCCTCCCCCTTGCGTTCTGCTAGGGAGATTGTTTCCCGCGACACGCCGAGAGCGTCAGCCAATTCTTGCTGCGAGAGGCCGAGCGCGGCGCGCATCATTCTAATTCGTGACATTTTTTTACCTTTTTTTGCGTAATCCTATTGCACCCTGCATGATTCCCTGTAATATGTCCATAGACCAACACGGAGAAATCGAATGACCAAATCGACCACCCCAATCGAAGACGCGCTGGATCGCTACACAAACATCCGCCGCCTTGAGCTTTACACTCGGGGCTATAACGAGCGCGCCGCCCGTGGCGAGGTGCCAAACAGCACCGACACCATGAAGACGATAAACGCGACGTTCGGTGAGGACGCTGTCACGCAGGTCCGCAGGGCGCGGATCGCGGCTCTCGCCGCCAAAGCGGAAAGGGAGGATTCCTAATGCCTGTCACCGATTACAAAATGTCTACAGCGGTCTTTGCACCGGGCCATTACAAGGCTGACAAGACCCTGCTCGGGTTTGTCAATTTCAGCGCCCGCGTGATGGGGCCGAACGACAGGACTGGCAAATTTACCATCTACGCGAAACCCCTGGAGACAGGCCGCTGGGGCATAGTTTCCCAGACGAACCTCACCCAGACGAGCGAAGACATCATCATGGGGCTGCATGACCTCGGCGCGTTTGACGCCAACCCCGAGGGGATCGACCACCCATACGTCAACAAGGAGTATGTCTGATGACTAAAATTGCAATCGAGAATGAGGCCCACTGGCATCAGCTACGGGCGAAGAATGTCGGCGGGTCTGAGATCGCCGCGCTGTTCAACGTCAGCCCACACACGACGCCGTTTGAACTGTGGCACAGGAAGGCGGGGCTGCTCCCGGATGTAGATCTGTCGGACAATGACCGCGTCTTCTGGGGGTCGATCCTGGAACCTGCAATTGCCGAGGGCGCGCGCATCAAGACGGGCTGGGATGTTCGCAAGGTCCATGACTATATCACGGACGATCAGACCCCAGGTTTCGCCTGCACACTGGACTATGAGATCATCGGCCACCCGAAAGGTCCAGGCGTGATGGAGATCAAAAACGTCGATGGCCTTGTCCATCATCGGTGGGACCGGGACGAAGCCGGGACCAAAGAACCGCCGTTGTCGTTTCTGCTACAGGCTCAGGCGCAGATGGCCGTGACCGGATATTCCTGGGGCGTTGTGTCCTGCCTGATCGGCGGGAACCACATCGAAATCTACGAATATGACCGGCGCGAGACCATCATCGCAGAGATGCGCCGCCTCGTTGAGAAATTCTGGGACAGCGTCAAGGCCGGGACGGCACCTGACCCGAACTTTTCAGAAGACCTCGATAGCCTAAAGATACTTCACTCAGCGTCAGGCAATGGCTTTGCAGATATGACCAGCGATAACCGGCTGGCCGACCTTTGCGCCGAATACGTTGACGCCGGTGCCGCCGAGAAGGCGGGGAAAAAGCGGAAAGACGCCGCCAAGGCGGAGATGCTCACAAAGATCGGGTCATTCGACAAGATCGGCGTTGGCGTCTTCAGCATCTCAGCCGCCGAAGTCAAGGGCGGAACAGTCAACTATGAGCGGAAGCCGTACCGTGGCTTTCGCGTAAACCAGAAAAAGGGATAATGACTATGGCTAACAATGTAGCGAAAAGCGACGAATCTGTCCCCGCCATTGAAAGCGTTCGCAGGCAGCTGGAGTTGATGGCGCCAGAGTTCTCCAAAGTGCTGCCGCAGCACCTGCCGGTGGACAGGCTCCTGCGGATCGCGATGACCACTGCGCGGAACACGCCCAAGCTCCTGGATTGCGACCGGACAAGCCTTTTCTCCGCGATCATGACCTGCGCGCAGCTTGGCCTGGAGCCGGATGGCGTCCTCGGGCAGGCCTACCTGATCCCATACGGGAATAAGGTTCAGCTGGTCGTTGGCTATAAAGGACTGATCAGTCTGGCGCGGAATAGCGGTGACGTTATGAATATCTCCGCGCACGAAGTCCGAGAGAAGGATCACTTCAAGTTTTCTTTCGGCCTGAACGAGATCCTGGAACACACGCCCGCTCGCGGAGATCGAGGCGATATCACACATTTCTACGCGGTCGCCCGCTTCAAGAGCGGTGGGGCTCACATGGACGTTCGGACGGTCGAGGAGGTCGAGGCCACCCGTGACGCATCGAACGGGTATAAATCGGCCTTGCGTTATGCCAAGCGCGACCAAGAGGGAAACATCACGTCGATAAACTCGCCCTGGCATGATCATTTTGTTGAGATGGGCAAGAAGACGGCTATCCGCGCGATTGCAAAATATCTGCCTATGTCTGTCCAGCGAGCCGTGGCTCTGCAGGACGCGAACGACCGGGGGCAGACGGCACACGTGGACCGGTTCGGTGATGTGACCGTTGACGCTGAATATGCGGAACCAGCGCCGCAGGTGCAGCTGGAGAAGTCGGGATCGAAGCTGGACAATCTGGAAAAGGAAATCTCCGGCGACGATAGCGACGATAGCGACGATAGCGACGACTCGGCAGGGCCGGACGACAGCGCCGTTCTGGCGGCTGGTCGCAAGGCCGCGTCAGCGGGGTCGGACGCTCTCAGCTATCACCTGGACAACGTCACCCTGGCGCAGCGCGCTACCCTCGACAAGAACATCAAGGAATTGAAGACGTCGGCAGAAGAAGCCGACGCGCTCAAGGGGAAATAAAATGCTCAGTTTGAAAATAACGCAGGCGCTTGATCAGGTCGAGAAATATAAGGACGATTATGATGACCTCTCCAGGAGAGCGGCCCTTCTGGCTGCACGGAGAGGGCGCCTGTCAGCAGACATTCAGGAGGCCGGGTTGAAAGTGCGAGACTTCCGCCATGAAATGCAATTGGTCCCGCCAGCCCTTGTGAAACACGCGGCGGCGCTTCCACGGGAGCCGGTCGATGACACGCCGGTGCCCGTAAAGCGTGAGATATTCTGGTGGGAAACGGACTGATGGCGAAGACTAAACAGAAGCCGTGGAGTGAGGCCGAGCTAGAGACGATCCGGTCCCGCTGGTCGGCTGGTGAGCAAAGCGCGACAGAGATCGGGCGATTGCTCGGCAGGACGAAGAACAGCGTCCTGGGCATGGTCTTCCGCATGGGCGTGAAACGCGCGCCAAAGCCCGTAGTTGAACGCCCTGGGCCAAAGCGGGGTGAGCGCAAACGCAGTCGCGCCCGCAAGCAACCGCAGCGCCCCGAGCGCCCGACGCCGAAAGCCGCCAAAAAGTACGACCCGTTTGCCATGCCTACCGCGCCCAGGGAGCGGGGCAAGCACTATCCCGCGATGGAGGCAGCGCCCCCGAGGTCTCAGTGTCAGTGGATTTACGGAGAGCCATCTACCCCAGAAGCCTATTACTGCGGAGACCCGGCCCTCACCCCTCACCCGTACTGCCGCGACCACTGCGACCGCGCATACCGATCAAATAAATTCAACGACAACGTAGATGAAACGGAGATGACCGATGAATGAACAGACCCCCACCATAGGCGACAACAGCAGCCGCTTTGATTTTACCACAGACGAGAAAGGGCCGGTGTTCGATATAAACGTCATCGACGTCGAGACCTTTTTCACGGAAGACGGCCCTGTCCAGGCTTTGATTGATGCTCTGACAAAAGCCGCCAGTGGTGCTGCGCCCGACATCACGACGAAAGAGGGCCGCGTAGAGACAGCCGCCCGCGCTGCCCGTATCGCCAACATCCGAGCGTCGATTGAGCGCGCAGGCAAATCTCGCGCCGCAGCACTAAAGCTCTTGCCGAAGCAGGTGGACGCCGTCCGTCGCAAGGTGGCAGATGACCTAGCAGAACTGCGAGACAGCATCCGCAGGCCTCTCTCTGAATACGAAGAGGCCGAGCAGAAGCGTCAGGACGAGATTGACCAGCGCCTTAAAGACATTGCTGCGCTCGGGATTGTCACGGATGACTTGGATGAAGTGCTTGAAGCGCAGAAGACCCTGGCGGATACCAATCAAAATATCAGCGAGGCGCTGTACGGCGACAAAGTCGATGCCGCCCGCCAGGACGTCGAGGCGATCACCATTCACCTGTCTCGCCTGCAAAGCCAGATTCTAAAAAACCGGGAGCGCGAGAAAGAGGAGGCGATAGAGAAAGAGCGGATCGCCGCCGAGCATCGCGAAGCCGTAAAAGCGCGAGAAGAAGCCGAGGCCGCGACCCGAGCGCTACAGGCCCAGGCCGAAGACTCTCGCAAAGAGGCAGAAGCGAAGCAGCGCGAGGCAGATGACAAGATCCGGGCTGCTCGCGAGGAAGCCGATGCCGCGAAGATCGAAGCAGAACGGAAGGTGCGGGAGGCGCAGCAGGAAGCGGAGGCCCAGCGCAAAGAGCGGGAGGAGATGGCAGAGCATCAGCGCCGCAAGGAAGCCGAGGCTGCAGCAGAGGCTGAACGAAAGTCCCAAGACATTGAGCATCGTCGGCAAATCAACACAGCTGCCGCAGATGCCCTGGTATCAGAGGCCAAGCTGACGCCAGCAGCAGCGAAGAAAGTCGTGACCGCTATCGCGCTCGGGACAATCGACCACATCCGCATCGACTACTCGGTTTAGGCCGATGTCCTATAGCCTAAACCAGCTGGCCGCGCATGTAGGGATGGCGAGGGATAACGGTCACTTTGTCTACTCAATTCACGTCAGCCCCTATGCCGCGAGGCTCTTGAGGGCCGATGAATCAGTCAGCCGCGCCAGAAACGCTAGACAGGCTGACGCCCATGCATATCAAGGTCATACCGACATTCCCCCCCCACATCTTGTCGAGATGATAAGTTTCCCATTCATAAAGGATTCCGCAGATGGCTGAAATAACATTCACACATAAATTCTTTGGTTGGCTTGATGCCGAAGCGCGCCGCCACGTTAACCCTGATGGTAGCCAAGGCGCGATTGTTGCGCTGACCGCCAAAGTAGCCAAAGGGCTAACGCTTTCCGCTTCCGTAGAAATCGGACCCCGCGCAATCATCGGAGGCGGCGCAAGCATCGGAGACGGCGCAAGCATCGGACCCCGCGCAAGCATCGGATACGACGCAAGCATCGGAGACGGCGCAAGCATCGGACCCCGCGCAAGCATCGGATACGACGCAAGCATCGGACCCCGCGCAAGCATCGGATACGACGCAAGCATCGGACCCCGCGCAAGCATCGGAGGCGGCGCAAGCATCGGAGACGGCGCAAGCATCGGACCCCGCGCAAGCATCGGATACGACGCAAGCATCGGACCCCGCGCAAGCATCGGAGGCGGCGCAAGCATCGGATACGACGCAAGCATCGGACCCCGCGCAAGCATCGGAGGCGGCGCAAGCATCGGAAAAGATGACTGGTTTATGTCTGTCGGTCCACTAGGTTCTGACGCGCGATACACAACAATTGTTCACAAGAAAGGCGGCGGTTTGCGCTTCTGGACCGGCTGCTTTCAGAACAAAACGGCAGATGAGTTTCGCGCTGCCATTGCCGAAACGCACGGCGATAACGAACACGCCAAGGCATATCTGTGGATGCTGGACGCTATCGAACGCCATCCAGATGTGGTCGCCCGCGCCGCCATCGCCAAAGCGACGGGAGACGGCCAATGACCAACCGCGACACAATCCTGCGCTGGCTATTCCCGCCCGCTGACGACGCTGCGGCGTGGTCCGTAGTCAAAGCGGCGCTGTTCACAATTGCCGGGTGCGCGGGTGCGCTCCTGGCGCTGATTTAGGAGAAATCAAATGACTGAGCATAGCAAGGCATGGATAGAAGGTTTCAACGCGGGCCGCGAGGATTACATGGGTAACCTAACCGTGGCCGACGCCATTGAAGCTGCGGACGAGATTAAGCGGTTGAGGTTGGCGCTGGAATTGATAGCGGAATCCCATGACTCAGGACGAGGGGACGGCCTGCCCGAACCATGCCCGGCGCATGATGATGTGATGATGTGGGGCGTGGCCCGCGCCGCACTGGCCCCAAAGGAGACGGCGGATGAATAAATATTGGGTCGCCCTCGGTCGCAAATCGGGTGGCGGATATTATCCGCAGTCCATCACCGACAATCAGAAATTTATTGACAGTTCTATCCGTGACACATCCACGGCTGTTGT